GGATATTCCCTGATAGCTCAGTTGGTAGAGCACTCGACTGTTAATCGAGTTGTCACAGGTTCGAGTCCTGTTCGGGGAGCCATGCTCTCATAGCTCAGCAGGTAGAGTGCTTCCATGGTAAGGAAGAGGTCACCGGTTCGAATCCGGTTGAGAGCTCCACAGATTTGCAAGGCCCGTTGGTCAAGGGGTTAAGACACCTCCCTTTCACGGAGGTAACATGGGTTCGAATCCCATACGGGTCACCAACTTTTGCTTGTACTTACCCTTAGAGGGTCCCATAGATATGGAGGCTTAGCTCAGCTGGGAGAGCATCTGCCTTACAAGCAGAGGGTCGGGGGTTCGATCCCCTCAGCCTCCACCATAATCTTCCTAAGAGATTATGGGCAACATAGAGGTACCATCAATGGGGATTAGCCAAGCGGTAAGGCAACGGACTTTGACTCCGTCACTCATAGGTTCGAATCCTATATCCCCAGCCAAGTGCGAGCCATTAGCTCAGTTGGTAGAGCACCTGACTTTTAATCAGGGTGTCGAAGGTTCGAGTCCTTCATGGCTCACTTTTATTATTATCATGCGCGTGTGGCGGAATGGCAGACGCACCAGACTTAGGATCTGGCGTTTCACGACGTGGGGGTTCAAGTCCCTTCACGCGCACCACTTATTGCGGACGTGGCTCAGCGGTAGAGCATCGCCTTGCCAAGGCGAGGGTCGCGGGTTCGATTCCCGTCGTCCGCTCCATAATTTTGCGCCCTTAGCTCAGCTGGATAGAGCGTTTGACTACGAATCAAAAGGCCGGGAGTTCGAATCTCTCAGGGCGCGCCATTTTTATTATTAAGCAATTATAGTATTTATAACGGGATGTAGCTCAGCTTGGTAGAGCACCTGGTTTGGGACCAGGGGGTCGCATGTTCAAATCGTGTCATCCCGATTTTCACCTTTGCGGGTGTAGTTCAATGGTAGAACTTCAGCCTTCCAAGCTGATAGCGTGGGTTCGATTCCCATCACCCGCTCCATAATTTTATAGTAACGGGATGTAGCTCAGCTTGGTAGAGCACCTGGTTTGGGACCAGGGGGTCGCATGTTCAAATCGTGTCATCCCGATACTCAGCTTAATCGCTGCTCAAAAGCTCTTACTTCGGTAAGGGCTTTTTTGTTATGTATTGAATAAACATATAAATACAGTCGAAGAACGTATGTTCTATTATTCCTCCAAAAAAAATCGGACTTCCGGTGGAATTCCAATCCGTAGATAATAGTTTCTCCATGATTCCTCTTGTTCGGGGCTTCTGCCCGAAGAAAGTAATTTTACAGCAAAGACATTAGCTTGACGTTCAAGCTTCCCAGGAGAGAAATAGGAGCTTTCCTCCAGAAAAAAGCGATTGATCCCCTTGTGAAGCCGATCATGCCCTAATTCATGCGCACAAACGAAGCGCTGCCATTCTACAGGCAACTCATTATGAATGACGATAAACCTTCTTCTTAGTTTTCGATAATATAATCCCTTTGTGCCAGTCCCCAGGTTCATGAAACGAATTTGAATGCCTAATGCTGCGGCAAGCTCGAACGGGCAGTTGGTTTTATATTTTTTAATCAGACTATTGATCAGTTCATCCATGTTCTTCACCTGCAGCATGTTAGTATAGTTATTTAGTGTCTTTGGATTTTTTTCTCTTATTCATCTGTTTGGCTTCCCAGAACAATCCGGTTAGTACATCTTTTATCCTCTGTTTATCTTCTTTGTCTAATGGAATCCCATCAAACATCAGCTCTCCATCATCCTCTAGCATTTTTCGAAAGTCTCGTTTATCTTTGCTTGTAGCCCAATCTGGGATAGCCTCATCGCTTGAAAGAGTCTGGTCCTGCAAATACCCTGCCTGATCCATTAGCTCCTCGTAGGGGACGCCAGTGGCCTCAGCAATTTTGCGTAACGTGGTTGGTTTAGGAACCCCTCTTAATCCATTCTCAATCCGGGAAATTTGCGAACCGCTAATTCCGGCTGCTGCTGCTAATTGATTAATGGTGAGTCCCTTTGTTTCCCGAAGATGCTTCATATAATCCCCGAATTCCTGTTTCATCTCAACTCACTCCTTATTGGCTGTAACCTTATGATAATAATATAAGCCATTTTTGCCAATAGGTAAACAACAAAGCGTATATTATTGCCAAAAGGCAAGATAATGGAGGGATATACGCTCTTTTTCGATAAAAACAGCCTAAAACGGGGTTTTACGAGATTGGTAAAGAAGTGGTATATTATAGAAAAAATACGAACAGAATACGAACAAGATTTATTTTATCACATTGGGCTGGAAAATTCCGCAAATTAAATCTCATTCAGTTAAACCCAAAAGGAGTGCATAAATGATGAACATATCAACTTTACCAGAGTTGGACCGTCGCCGAACCCAGGTCGCTATAGAGAGCATGTTGGAGAAATACCGTATTTTTAAGACCGTTACATTTGAAGCGAAGGAAGCAAGCACAACTTATTCATACACAGAAAGATTTCATGGTCCTACTAACACTGTAACTGATCAGACTGCTGCGATAGCTTCTTATAATGTGGACATCCCTGCCGCAAGGAGAGCTTATTGTTCCGCAATAGACTCTGTGGTAGAGAGACTCGATACGAGAGAACAGCAGCTGGTACGGGAAAGGTATATGAGAAGAGACGAGATGTACGATTATACGATTTACAATCATGTGTTTGATCCACCGGTAAGTAAGGACACTTACGTGAAGATACGCTCGAAGGCTTTTTACAAGATGGCATTAGCGTTAACGGATCTCGGTTTACTATCTCTGCAAACTTTAGTAACAACAGCGCCTAGGGTAAAGAAAGAGAAAATGAGTATTACTTAATAGAAATAGAATAGTGTGATTAGTAAAGAAGACTGTATCGTCCGAGTGGATGATGCGGTCTTTTTTTGAATTATAAAGAAAGTATAAGTTTCAGGATGTACTTTATCCTTATAATCCTCGCACAAAAACTTGCCGTCCATAAAAGGAGGGACGAAGGCTCTTAAGCTTGTCTTCAATTATGTTCCTCCGAAAAACCGCTCTATACCATCCAAAAGCTAGCCAAAACCTCGTCCGTTTACCCTCTCCGCAAGGAAAATATGGGGGTATGATTATAACATGGCAAATGAAGCAAAAGAACACCGCAAGAGCATGAATGCTCTGCTAATAGTTCCGCCCTAAGGGTGATGAGAACAAACCTAGCGGTGAAAGATTCTTCTCGCATTTGCCTAATGAAGAAGGGATATTATCCAACCTCGGATAGTATCCTTTTTTCTTAAATCTAGTTGAGGGGGTGTCTGCTTAATGTTCATGCAGTTGAAGGTTAACACCATCAAGGATCGACGAACGGTCGCAGATCAGAAAGGAATGGAGTGATGTCGGTACAACAATTGCGAGAACACATTACAAGTACACTTGAATGGTATTTTCCTGATGTGCCTGTATATGTAGAAGGAGAAAAACCTCAAACAGCCTATTTTCATCCCGGACTGATCTCAGCAACACTGGATCGGCAGCGGGAGGGCAGGTATTTAGCGGTCTACCGTTTTGGCATCCGTTATGAGCAAGGCAATTTGCTGGAAGCTGAGAGAATGGCAGATAAGCTAAGTGAGGCGATGGCAGGAATGGAGCAGGATGGTGGAGCTTTTCGTGTAGTTAGGCAAGCGTGGGAAGCTGGAACTGAAGGGCATGGGCCGCTGTTTACAGTTGACTATATGTTGTATTTGCAAAACGACAAGCCTGACAGCATTAAGATGGGACAAATGATTGGAGGAGAACGATTGAAATGAGTACTAAAGGGAGTAACGGGAATGGGTTCAGTAAGGAACAGATTGTGAATTCCTCACTTTTTACGCCGAGGGAAAAGGATATATTGAACGTTATTTTGCAGGATGGCAAGAACTATACGCTCGAAGAAGCAAAGCAATCTATGGGATTGTTCAAAAATAAGGAGGTAATGAACTAATGGCAGGCGGAACATGGACAACGCAAAATAAGGTGCGCCCTGGGGTGTACGTAAATGTAGCATCAAATCAAGGTGCCATCGGCAAAATGGGAGAACGCGGGATTACGGCATTGGCGCTTGCCCTATCTTGGGGAGAACCGGGAGTAATCATGAAGATTACCCCGCAGGATGATGTGAATAAGCTGCTAGGAGTTGATTTGGAACATCCAACTCTATTGCCAGTGCGTGAAGCGCTGAAACGGGCGGGAACCTTGCTGCTCTATCGATTGAATGAAGGCGTTAAAGCGGCAGTCACAAATAACGGTCTTCAGGTAACAGCTAAATATGGCGGTGTACGCGGAAATGATCTTTCGATTGTGATTGAGAAAAATATAGAGAATGTTGCTCTTTTTGATGTAAAGACGTTGCTTAATGGAACAGAACTGAACAAGCAAACAGTTGGAACGGCTGAGGAGTTGGTCGCGAACGATTATGTTCAATTCCAGAAAAATGGTGCAGAAGGCTTGAAGCTAATTGCAGGCATGCCGCTTACAGGGGGGGCTAACGGAACCGTGACGAATGGAGCACATAGTGACTTCCTGTCTGCTCTTGAGGTGCAAGAATTCCAAACCGTGGGTCTAGTATCGCAGGATAGTGCTCTCAAGGCACTCTACAGTTCTTTTGTGAGACGGCTTCGGGATACAGAAGGGAAAAAGGTACAGGCTGTACTATCCGATTATGCGGCTGCAGGTCATGAAGGTGTGATTAGCGTGAATAATGGGGTAGTACTGAGCGACGGAACTACGATTGATAACGTCAATGTCGTTGCTTGGGTAGCTGGTGCTACAGCAGCAGCTGCTGTTAATGAATCGCTGACTTATCAGGGTTATGATGATTCGGTGGATGCTGATGTAAGACTTAGCCATTCTGAGACTACAGCTGCGTTGCTAAAAGGAGAGCTTATCTTTACTTACAGTGGCGGACGGGCTGTGGTGGAACAGGATATTAATACATTTACCGCATTTTCACCGGACAAAGGCAAAGCATTCTCCAAAAATCGTGTACTTCGCGTGCTGGATGGAATTGCAAATGATATGAAGCGTATTTTTGAGAACTACTATATCGGTAAGGTCGCGAATAATGAAGATGGCCGTGCTCTTTTCTGGTCACAGTGTGCGACTTATATGAATGATTTGCAGGATATGGGTGCGATTGAGGGCTTTAACGCGCAGACAGATGTTGTAGTTGTGGCTGGTGCAGATAGTGACAGTATCGTGCTGGATGTGGCTGTGAAACCGGTAGATTCCGTAGAAAAAGTATATATGAAAGTGAAGGTGGTTTAAGATGGCATTTTTAAAAGCTAGTGATACGATTTCCGGCCAGGAGGGCCGTGCTTATGCTGTGATTGGTACGCAAACTGAAGAGATGTTCTATGTGAAAACTCTTGAAGCTACAGTAGAAAAAACAAAAGCAGAAGTGAAAACACTGGGCCGCCGGGGTGTTCAGCATAAAGCGACTGGATGGTCGGGCAGCGGTTCGATGACGATTTTTTATATGACTAGTCGTTTCCGCCAGATGATGCTCGATTATATGAATACTGGTGTTGATCAGTACTTCGATATTGAGGTTACGAACGAGGATCCATCGTCCAGCGTGGGGGCACAACGGATTATTCTAAAAGGGGTGAACCTCGATAGCGTCATCATGGCCTCACTCGATACAGAGTCAGACGCTCTGGAAGAAGAAGTTAGCTTTACCTTTGAAGATGTGCAGATTGTGCAAGCTTTTGGTGCTCCGGCAGGTTCCGGGCTTTAATTAAGACAACTAGATAGATTGGAGCAAGCAAGACCCGAACGTAGAATGAGCGGCGGGTCTCTTCTCTGTCTATTGGCACTAGTAGCAGGAGAAGTATCTAAATAAATAATTCTAGGAGGAAGACAATGAGCGAATTAAGTTTGTTTTTTGCCCAAAATGTAGCATGTGACACGACCGAGGAGTTTGTGGTATCCCAGCGTTTTAAGGATAAGGAAGGAAATGCGGTGGCCTGGAAGTTGCGCAGTATGACTGAGGATGAGAATCAGGAATGCCGCAAGGCCGCAACCCGCAAAGTCAAAGGGAAAAACGGAGTGTATACCTCTGAAATTGAGCCTAACGATTATATGGCGAAGCTGATGACCTCAAGTGTAATGCATCCGGATCTAAAAAATGCTGAACTGCAGCGTTCTTATGGCGTACTTGGCGCTGAAACACTGCTGCGTAAAATGCTGCTTCCGGGTGAATTCGCGGCGTTGGGTGAGCGGGTGCAGGCCTTAAATGGTTTTGGCACGGACATGAACGAGCTGGTGGATGAAGTAAAAAACTAATCAACGAGGGCGATAGTGAAGCCAATTTTGCTTATTACGCCCTCCATGAGCTGCACATTTTACCCCATGAGCTGATGAAGCTGTCTTCCCGCGAACGCGCCGCAATATATGCGATGATTGCTGTTCGTGTGGAGAAGGAGAAGCGCGATCAGGCACGGAGTAAGGCGAGGAAGAGATAGTTAGGGGGTGAGAGAATGGCAGGTGTACAAAATAATATAGCTGGAATACAGCAAGTTTCCAATCAATGGATCAATGATATAACCAATCAGATTACAACACAGGTCTCGGCAAATATTTCAAATTCCTTTTCAGCAACCTTAAACCGTATCAGTATGAAAATAGTCAATAAACCCGTGTACAACATCACTAATAATTACAGTGCAGCTTATACCAGAATTCAAGCTTCTATTGGAGGTGCGGTTCAGGCTCAGGAGAGACTGAATGATGCGGCTGATAGAGGGGCTGGAGGAGCTGAAAAGCAAGCAGGAACCTGGGAAAAGCTTACGGGGGCCTTTGAAAAGGCTAAGGGTATGGTGGAAAAAGTTAAGGGTGTCATGGAGAAGGTGCTTGTGCCAGCTGCTGAGCAGCAAAAGTGGGAAGATCTTTTCAAAGCAAAAACCGGAAATGCTGATGTTGGTGTAGCTATGTTTGATAAATTCAAGAAGAGAGCGCTAGAAACCGGACAGGACGTCAGCAAGTCTATGGAAAGTGTCTTGTCGTTTTATCCTAAAACACAAAATACGGACCAGCTAGATAAGCTAATGGATTATTCCACAAGGCTTAGTATGATGTCTCCAGAAGGTAAGGATATTGGCGATACTTCATCAGCTATTAATTCTGCATTTGATGGAGACTCTAGTGACTTAGCATCGATGCTTCAGGTAGATGAAGAGGAGCTTGGTGGACTCGACCTAGTAGCCAGTACGGGGAACATGGGCGCTTTTTTAAGTACTTTGGGAGATATCATGACAACGGCAGGTATGACGAGTACTTCGCTGCAAACCATGATGGATTCACCCGTAAATCAGTGGCAGACACTTCTTGGAAACTATAACAATTCCTTAGCTGGCATGGGACAAGGGGCACTTGCAGCATTTTCTCCGCTGTTAAGCATTCTTAATGATGCGTTCTCAGAAGGTACCTTTCAGCCTATTATCGATGGGATGGCCATTGGATTGGCTATTATAGCACAAGGTTTTTCACAAGTTGTACAGGGAGCCTTATTCCTTTGGAGTGTTCTTAGCAGCACGTTGCCTTATGTAGTACCCATTCTTTTGGGAATTGTTGCTGGGATTATTGCTTATAAAATTGCTATGGGTGCAGCAGCAATCGCAACAAATATGTCAGCAATTGCGACTGGGATCGCTACCGCAGCGCAAGGGATTTACAACGCTGTGTTAAATGCCAATCCTATTGCGCTTGTAATTGGACTTGTTATTGCACTTATTGTGGCTTTTTTAGGAATTGTTGCAGCTCTTCAGCCAGTAAGAGATTTTCTTGCCAATATGTTCAGGGCTCTCGGACAGATCGTTGCAGATTTTGTAGGTTATGTGATTGATCTATGGACCGGATTTATTAATGGTATCATTGATGCTGCCAATTTTTTATTAGGTGGTATTAATAAAGTAATTGGGGCTGTTGGTAAATTTATAGGTATAGAATCAGAGATTAATCTTCATCTTGAACGGGTTGACAGCAGTCAATTTAAACAGAACGTGGAGATGAGCATTGAAAATACTTTTGATACGGCTGCGAAATATACGCAAGAATTTGATGTTAACAAATTTAAAGAAAGCCTAAACGTAGGGGGGAATACGAATAACGAGACTACAATCAATCAATGGAATACTACTCATCAAGATGATTCAACGAAACCTCCGAAATCGCCTACCATTCCTGAGGTTCCAGTAGTTCCTGTGACGAAGACTCCTGCGTTAAATACGCCTTCCGCTGTAGGTTCTTTTCAAAATGCAGGAGTACCTGGTAATCTGAACACCGTCAACCGTGTGAACGAGCTCGGCTCCATCAACGACACCGTAGACATCTCCAGTGATGATCTGAAAATGCTCCGCGAGCTGGCCGAGATTCAGGCGATCCAGAATTTTGTGGAGCTTACGCCGACGGTGCAGGTGACGACTGGAAATATTAACAATGCCGGAGACATTGATACGATTATCAACAAGATCGGGCAAAAGCTGAACGAGGAGTTTGTCTCTACGGCGCAGGGGGTGTATACGTAACGTGGAAGAGTACGGGATTTTTTTGGGTTTTAATAATCAGGAGGATGCAATCCGGCTGCCAGTCAATCCAGAGACCTTGGAAATCAAGGAGAGTGGAGATGGAAAAAGCTATACCATTATCGATCTGGGTGAGATCAATACGATTGCTTATCCGAAGCTTACGGAGATCACGATTGAAAGTATTTTTCCAGCACAAAGGTATCCGTTCGTATTGGTGCAGGAGGACGGGCTGAAGAGACCTTTTGAATATGTGGAGCTTATTAAGAAATGGATGACGAGTCGTCGGCCCATTCGGTTTGTGTTCTCCGGTGTGAGGTATCCCGATGATACGAAAAAGGATAAAAAGAAGTTAAACAAACCACAGAAATGGCTAGAGGAATCTTCAATTAGTGAGGATGCATCTTTAGAAATTGATTTTGCTGTGAATATGGCTATGAGCATCGAAGGTTTCACTTGGAAGCTTAGTGCGGGATCGTCAGGGGATATTGAATATTCGTTATCTCTCAAAAAGTACGTATTCTATCAGGCGGTAGCTGTGAAGGTTGTTAAAGGTGAAGTGAAGGCGGAGCAGAAGCGGGCCAATGAAAAGGCAAAGCCTACTACCTATACCTTAAAAGCTGGAGACAGTCTATGGAGCATCGCTCAAAAAAACCTAGGAGATGGCTCGAAGTACAAAGCCATTCAGAAGCTTAATGGCATTCCGGATAGTGAGCTGAAAAAGCTGCCCATCGGTAAAGTCATCAAGCTGCCGTAGGAGGACGTTATGGAACTGCTAGTGAAGAATAAGGAAGGGAATCTATGGGATATTTCTGGCATCGTCTCAGATATTTCTTGGAAAACTGCACGGTCAGGTAAACCGTCAACGCTAGAGTTAACGCTTGTGGACAACGGAATTTATCAGCTCCCCAAGTTCGGGATCAGCAACGGTGATATTATTCAGTTCAGTAAAGATAATGTAGATGTATTTTACGGATTTGTGTTCAGCATTGATACGGGCTCGGATCAGGAGATTAAGCTGACTGCCTATGATCAGATTCGTTATTTGCTGGGCAATGGTAGTTATGTTTTGCAGGATGTTACGGCTAGTGATGTGATCAAGAAAATAACAACGGACTACGGATTAAAGACAGGTGTGCTGGAGGAGACAGAGTACCGGATTCCTTCTTTAATTGAAGATGACAAAAAGCTGTTGGACATCATTATGGGAGCCATCGGCAGTGAGCTTCAGTTTAAGGGGCGGCTGATGGCTTTTTACGATGATTTTGGGAAGCTGACGCTGCGTAAACCGGATTCTATGCTGCTTAACTTGGTGCTGGGAGCGGGGCATTATCTGTACGATTATTCGCTCAAAAAAAGTATTGATGACGATACGTACAACACGATTTTTCTGTACAAGGACAACGAGGCATCGGGCAAACGCGATTTCTATCCGGTCAGTGACAAGGACAATGTGAAACGCTGGGGTATCCTGCACTTGTATCAAAAGGCTGATGACAAAGCGAATGCTGCACAAATTCAGGAGAAGGCAAACAATCTGCTGAAAATGCACAATCGTGAAAAGCTTAGTCTCTCCATACAGGCGATTGGTGATATGCGTGTAAGAGCAGGCAATTTCATTTATGTCCTATTGGATGAATTCGAGACTCAATTGTTTCTGGTGGACCAATGCAGCCATAAGATTTCTGGAGGGGAGCATACAATGTCCCTCGATATTAAGGTGGTGTAGAAATGATGTTAGATATTATTAAAAAAGCAAGTCTAGGAGCCGTGGGAAGTACAAATCCCGTGGCTTTTTCTTATGGAACGGTAACGGTGGCAGCTCCTTTGCAGATTCAGGTGGATCAGCGGTTTGTTTTATCGGGGAATGCGTTAGTGCTGCCTGAATCGGTAATGGAAAGCAAGATCGACATCGAGGGCAAAGAAGTAATACTTCGGCGGGGATTAGCGAGTGGGGACCGCGTATTAATGGTTCGAATGCAGGGCGGACAAAGCTACATTGTTCTGGATCGGCTGGTGAGCCCGATATGATCCCGGCGATTGGAAAAGCTGGACCGATAACGGTCTTGCTTGAGGGGGAGGTCAACCTTGAGCGTGGGGAAAGCCCTAGTCTTACGTACCGAATGGATTGGGAGAGAAAAAGGATTACAGGCCAAACGGATGGACTGGAAGCAGTTCAACAGGCAGCGGCAAAAATTTTGCGAACCGATCGGTTTGAACATCTGATTTACAGTTCGGATTACGGAACAGAGTGGCGGTTGGTGCTTGGCAAGGATCGGCTGCTGGTTAGAGCTGAAATCAGACGTATCGTTAGTGAGGCACTACTTCAGGATGAACGAATCCTTAGCTTAGAGAATATTGTTGTTTCGTTTACCGGAGATAATCTAACTTTTGACTGCAAGGTCGTCACACGTTACGGAAATTTTCAGCTGAGAAAGGAGTGGAATGAGGATGTATGAGGATCAGACGTATGAGGCTCTTTTGGAGCGGATGCTGGACCGGATTCCATCAGGATTGGATAAACGCGAGGGCAGCATCATTTATGACGCGTTGGCTCCAGCAGCCGCTGAGTTGACACAGATGTATATTGAGCTGGATGTGAATAATAATCTGTATTTTGCAGATACGGCTACCGGAGAGTACTTGGAGCGAAGCATCTCCTGGTCAGGCATTGTAAGGCGTGAAGCCAGCAAGGCACAGCTGAAAGGGATTTTTTATAAGGCGGATGGAGGATTGTTGGATGTTCCACTCGGCAGCCGCTTCTCACTCGAAATGCTGAATTATACGGCTGTGGAGAAGTTATCTCCTGGAGTGTATCGCTTGGAAAGTGAAACCGCTGGAGAAGAAGGAAATCGATATTTTGGCTCTTTACTGCCAGTGGATTATATTTCAGATCTAGCGCGAGGAGAAATAGCCTCTCTTCTGATCCCTGGGGAGGACATTGAAACGGATGATGCGTTACGCCAGCGTTATTTGGATTCAGCCAGACGCCCAGCTACTAGCGGAAATAAATATCACTATATGGAGTGGGCACTGCAAGTTCCGGGTGTGGGAGGCGCACGTGTTTTTCCATTATGGAAAGGTCCTAAAACTGTGAAGGTGATTATTGTGGACGCCGAAAAAAAACCTGCATCCGAGCTGTTGGCGGCTCAGGTACAGCAATACATTGATCCAGTTTCAGGAGCGGGTGAGGGACAAGCACCGGTAGGGGCTGTTGTGACCGTGGCGCCGGCTGCGGGCAAAAACATCAGTATAAGTGCCAAGGTAACCCTTGCTTCTGGCTATGCACTGCAAGCTGTAAACCAAGGCTTTCAGGTGATGCTTGAGAAATATCGCAAGGAGAAGGCTTTTTCAGCAACCTATATCAGTCAGTCTGTCATCGGGGCATTATTGCTTGCTACTGAAGGAGTCGCGGATTACACAGAGCTGAAGTTGAACAGTGGAGCGGGCAATGTGATGTTGAACGAAGAAGAAGTACCGTTGTTCGGTAACGTTCTACTGGAGGTGTAGCATGGGTTATCCAGAGCAAATTGATATTTTTCAAGAAAAACTTAATAAAAAAGCAAACGGTAGCAGCTATGTTATCGAAGAGAGATTACCGCTTGTAAATGGCGTTTACAGTGGTCTTCTAGCGCATGACAATATTAATAATCAGACCATTGCGGTGTACACAGGGTCACAGTATTCCGGGATCGAGCTACGCAATTTCACTGTGTCTTTTCCGGATGAGGCGCCCTGGCGGCGGTTGATTAAGATTTTTGCCGATGTGCCTGAGGTATATGTTACTTACGAAACCCCCGGTGATACGGTTGAAGCAGAGGATATTAACGGTTTGCAGGTGAGTCTTACCGCTGTCCAAACTGAAATAGAGCGTTATAAGAACAAGGGCCAGATTGACGGAGGATCATTTAGAAGAGAGGTGTAAAATGGCACAGACCATACAAATAAAGCGGGGTACAAAGGCTGAGCTAACGAGTTATGGCGTGTTGAAGGCAGGTGAGCTTGGTTTTTGCAGTGATACTAAGGAAGTTTATATTGGTGACGGCACGTCCAATTCCATGGTCGGCAGGGCGCTGTCAGGGCCAGAAGCTTCGCGTCCGGTTGCAGGATCCGTTGGTCGTTTGTATTACGTGACTACGGGTTCGAATA